CATTATGACAACGGTAAAATTACATGGTATTTTGGCAACGGAATTTGGCAAAGTATTCAAAATGCAAATAGACAATCCTAAAAATGTCTTGGAGGCTATTGACTGCAATAGAAGTGGTTTTATTAGAAGGGTTATTGAACTCCAAAAAGACGGTTTTTGTTATGACATTATTATTAATAAAAATAAAATTGTTGATGGAAACCAAATGAATTCTCTTAAGAATCCCGAAACAATAGATTTGGTTCCCGCTATTGTGGGAAGCGGAATTGGCATGGCAGTTAGTGCAATAGTTAGCGCAATAGGTCTTACTGGACTACCAGCACTTATAGCAAAAGTAATTATATTTGCTGCTATCGCTTACGCCTTAACACCCAAACCAGAATTTGACCAATTAGAAATAGAGGCTGACGCTTCAAAAACATCACTTGTTTTTAGTAACACAGTAAACACCGCCAGTCAGGGTTCTTTGGTTCCCATAGGTTATGGTAGGTTGAAAGTGGGATCTCAGGTCGTTCAAGCCTCTGTTAAGTCATATCCACAATCTCAAACAACAGAACAGACTTTCTTGAGGAATTCTCCGCTTGGAGACAATGCCCTAATTACCAATCGCGCTCCTAACGCTAATACCCAGTAATGAGTCATATATTAAAAAAGGTAGGAATTGCAGGAGCGGGAGGCGGTGGAAAACCAAAACCCCCAATATATAGACCTCCACAACTAGGACAGCTTCAATATGGAGCTTCTTTTAGCTATTCTGAAACGTTAGACTTAATAAGTGACGGGCCAATCGAAGGGTTAGTAAATAAAGATGGAAACATTGTAAAGGGTCTCAAAATATTACAAGGAATTTATTTAGATGATACAGCAGTCGCCGTTAGCGATAATACTTCTGTTGGTCAGACGACAGCTGAAATAGATCAATTAACTGCTGAACTGGGAGCAATGCCTCTGACTAGCACCTCTGCTCCAACCTTTTGTAAGAAATATTTTTTAGAACTTCAAAATGCCAGCACCAGAAGTGCGGCTGGAAGAATTACAGCGTTACAAAGTTCAGCTGCGGACGGATCAATAATAGCTTCAGAAATAACAGAATTACCCAGCGTAAACCTTGTCTACATTCAAACCAGAAACAATTTTAGGCCAAATCAAACAGAGATAGTTCAAGGAGAAGGAACTTATTATCCTACAAAAGCAGATAGATATGCCCTATTCATAAGAGCCTATCTAAAATATAGGCAATCTCTGGGAGCTGAGACTTTTGAATTCTTTTTAGATGGAACCAGAGTGACAGGGCTGAGTGATACAAACGCAGCATATAGAAACACCCATAAACTAAAAACTAACACAAGAGCTTGTTTCTGGACAGATAATACCACACTAGCAAATTCTAAATTTTTCTTTGGAGTTAATGTAAACGCCTTTGACCCTAACACTTGGGCGTGGGGTTTGGGAAATTTTGGCCCAGGATGGGCGGGGTTCGCACCAAACTGGGCCACAAATTCAAATACTATTAGGAACAATGAGAATGGAATTAGCGTCTTTCCTGATACTCACTTATTCGCAAATGAGTTCGCTAAAGAAGAGTTAGAAGCAATAAAGGCTTTATATGATGAAGCCAACGGTTTGACATCTCCCAATATTTATCAAAAAACGGTGGCTGAACAAGCTCTCGCTAGACTTGGTTGGACAGAAGGCAGCTCGATAGCTGATTTGGTTAAGAATTTTTTAGGCCCAGCGGAGCTTGAGCCTATCATAGCTACGTGGGATGACCCGTTTGATATCTCAGAGGGTGATGGACCCGCTTGGAACATACAGGGTGGGGGCAATATGCTGCAAGAAAACAGTCAGATAGGTTTTGTTATTTTAAAAGTGGAAAACACGGGTAATTCGAACCTAGATGATAACAGTATTGTAGATGACGGAAACGTTATAAATATGCAAAGCATTCTTGTGGGGGGGGTAAACGGGTATAATTTACAAAATTTATTGTCACAAAACCCAGCGTTTATGGAATACGTGGATGTTAGCTGCCCCGAAGTCGATACTGATGGCAAAATGAATGGAAAAATGAGGGGTTTTGTCATCATAAAATTTAGAATAGACAAGGAACAGGAAAGGGTGCGTTTTGACACCAATTTCGATGGCAGTGTGAATGAAAGGGATTCCTATGCTCCCCACGGAATGACTCACACTTTTAATGTTGACGGAAATTTAATAAATCTTTTGTCTGACATTTCGACCTTAACTTATACTTCAGTAGCAGATATGGAAGAGGTTGAGACTCAAGTAGAAGATGACTCAAGCACCGTTAATAGTTTTCCTATAACCAATTTAAAATATAATTACAGCAATGTAATGGCAGAGTTTAGACGGGGAGAAGAAAATCAAAGCCCGTTTAATTTCTTCAAAAGTGTTTATATAGATCACATTTACAATAGGCAATTATTTGGGCCATTTGGAACCAAAAAAGCCACGACAAATACAACACTAAACGCGCAAGTTAATGCTCCTCAAAGAATTTTTCCAAACCCTCTAATGCTCACAAGGTCACAAGTATTAGATCCTGTAGGAAGTGCGGGAAGCAGCAATGGTAAAAACTTCAACTTAGATATTGGTGAAGACAGCCTTCCTGTTAACGAAGGAAGCGATGACGAGAGATATACGGGTTCAGACGAAGGATACAGAAACTATTCTGAGTGGGGGAAAGATTCATTTGCACATTGGGACGAACAAGCTATCCCTGTTGTCCACACTGTTTATAATCCAAATGTAAAAAGTGCATTTATAACTTTGGACGTAACTTCTTTAAGAGACACTTTAATTAAAGATGTGGAAAATGTTGATTTTGCAGAGGATACGCTTAAGGTGGGAACAACATTCCCTACTGTAGTAAACTTTAGAGTAGAAACGGGTAAAATTGGAAAGAACTCAGATGGGACAGAAGGTCAGGAAATACCATACAGAACCTATGATTTTAAAATAGTAGCCTTAATTGAAGGAAACACTTTAATTGATATAGGGAATCCTGAACTAGACCCCAATACAGCAAGGGAGTTTATTACCCCACTTAGTTCAGTAAATCAAACGTCTACAGTAAACACACCCTTTGAGTTGCCTCCAACAAAGATTACGCAACAAGAAGTTCTCTCAGCAGACGGGGAAAGAGGTATAGAAGCAGGAACAATCGAGGAAGACAGCACACAAAAAAGATATATTAAAGTAACTAAACTGTCTTATGAAACTAATTCTGTTCTTTTGTCTAAAGACATAAGTGTAAATAAAGTAACGGAAATTATTGATTGTAATCTAACTTATCCATTTGCTTCAATTATTGCTACAAAATTAGACTCTAGGTCTTTCTCAAGTATTCCTAGAAGAAGCTTTGACTGTAAGTTAAAAAAAGTAAAAGTTCCAAGTAATTACTTTCCTGAAAAAGTAAATGGAAAAGACAAGAGGTATTATCAAACACAAGGAGAATTCGATGATGCTCCTAAGGAAGACAAGTTAGTTTATAAAGGAGATTGGAACGGTGAGTTTCATGACACCTTAAAATGGACAGATAACCCCGCTTGGATTCTTTACGATTTATTAACTAACAACCGCTATGGTATGGGTTCTCATATTGACCCCACTACAATAAACAAATGGCAGTTATATAAAATAGGAAGGTTTTGTGATGCGGTGGATTCTAATGGATACTTTGAAGGAGTAACAGACGGCAGAGGTGGAAAGGAACCCCGTTTCTCTTGTAATATTGTATTTGATCAAGGGCAGAAAATTTTTGATGCAATTAATACTATCTCCTCCCTGTTTAGAGGGCGCACCTTCTTTAATAGTTCAGAAATTAATTTTGTAGACGATAGGCCGCGAAACCCCGTTAATCTATTTACCAACGAATCAGTAAAAGACGGACTCTTCTATTATTCAAATAATCAAAGAGATCAACAGTTCAATACAATAGAAATTGGATTTAGGGATCGTTTTGATAACTTTAGTCCAAAGATTGAGGTTATTGAAGATGAAGCTGACATTATGCAGCGAGGAGTCTTTAAGAAGCGGATAGAGGGGATAGGAATAACTTCCAGATCAATGGCAAGAAGGGTGGGTCAACACCAAATATATTCCAACATTAAAGAGAACCAAAACGTAGCGTTTACAGCGGGACTAGAAACCCTTTTGTGTAGACCTGGAGATCTAGTAATTGTAGAGGACGAATTAAAAACAAATCACGCAAACTTCGGTAAAATTCTAAACGTAGACCTAGATGAAGAACAAATTAGAGTTTCTAATAAATTTATTACAGATGATTTTGATGGAAAATTAACTATTTATAATCCAACTGGAATAGATACAATTGCAGATATTGGTGATATAGCTACACGAAACAGAGAACGTTACTATAGCTTTGAGGTTACAGGTTTAGGCACTGATGCTTGGAGTAGCTATACGGGAGAATATGGTTTCTCGGGATATACTGAGGGTTACTCGGATGCCGTTGGGGGTATTGAAGGACAAAGTAAATTCCAACAATACGCTATGTATACTGGTGCAATAAGGACTGCCGCTTCATATTTCGCCAGTGGAAACTTGCTTTACTTTGAAACTGGGGTTACAGGCTGGGTATTTGGGTCTGGAAACGCAGTAGAATTATATTCTGGAGATTTAATATCTAAATTAACTGGTGATCAAAGTCTGACAGCATTTAATACGGGAACAATAACAGAGATTGACATGACTGAGGCAAGTAAAAGAGCCACAGCAGGAGCAAAGAACCACTATCCATTTTCTGGAATAGACGAATCAACACTTCTCGTTGGGACGAGGGGGGTTCTGGAGTCAGAGGTTTCTGGAGTTACCCCCGAACAAATTACTGTTTTAAATGTTACAGGGGAAATTACAAACAAAAGCTACGGATGTTTGATTTCAGGATTTGATAGGCCAGAACTTCTTCCTTTTGTTAAATTAGGAAGCCCAACTAAATTTGAAATTAAGAATGCTAGCGAATTTGTTTACAAGGTAACCTCCATGAAAGAAGAGGCTGCTAATGAATATTTAGTAACCGCAACTAAATACGACACAGGTAAATTTAATTTAATTGAAAACCATGTAAGTGTCGAAGATAAGCCCAATACTTACAGCTACAAGGTTTCTCAAAGCGTTAATGGAGTCACATATTCTACGTTAGATACTCCAGAAATAAAGTCTTTAAATACAGGCATTCCCAACGCTATTGACAATACTCTTAGTGTTACAGGCATGTGGACAGCTGTTGATAATAATACTGGATATAATGCTAGGTTAACCTTACCTAATGGATCACTCATATCATCAGGAAATGGACAATACGTTACAGGAATAGAGTTTACAGGACTAAATCAAGTAGGAGTGTATACATTAGAGGTTTGTGCTCTTGGTGACAATGTGGCAGCAGGAGGAAGCACGGCCTCATATTTCGATTCTCAATACGATTCATCTGGAATTTTTGTTCTTTACGATGAATTGGATGCATTCACTAAATCATTTGTAAATAACATACAGGTTTTATAAAATGGCTACTAACCCCGCACCAACAGGACTAAACGAATTAGCTAGAACTCCAAGTGGCTCCTACACTTGGACTGTTAGTGGAAACATTAATATTACTGGAGCCACTGGAGCAGGGGGCTACCTTAGAAATGACGCAGTTAATCTAGGTATTACAGGAATTGAGTTGTTTATGGTTGCGGGTTTAACGGGGGCTGCAATTCCCACTGGAATAACTACCCCAGCCTCAAATCATTACTACGCTACAGCATCAAAGGATTGGGGAGCTGGGGTTTGGGGACCAAGAGGAAATATTGATTATACTGCCGCAGTCGGTGGTTCCGATAGTCCACTACTACCTGACACGGAATATAGATATGCTTTATGCTTTAAAACTTTGGGTGGTATTCAGGTGCTTTCAGGAAAGGCTAGGGATGGAACATCGGCCAGTGATCCTTTCTGTGAGTTTGTGTCTACCACTGTTGCTGAGTGGGATTTTGTTTCAGAATATACTATTGATCAAGATGACCTCACAACAACTGGTGAGGGAAGTGGGATTACCCATATGCCTGGAGGCTCAGTTGTAGTTAACAGTGTTTTTGTTGATAATCAGGGAAATCAAGCAGGAACCGCTGGTGCTTTTGCTGCTAGCCCAAGTCTTAGTGGTAATACTGTCAACCTGCGAGACAAAAACAGGGAGATGGTTTATTCGGGATATAAAGAAAACCACAATAGTCCTGTTTTAGCTATTCCACAAGAAGATTTGGTTGCATATTTAGGATCACCCACTCCAAACTTTTGTGTCGAGCAAGTAGTAACAGATATAAAAAGCGGACAAAACGTGTCCTTTATGGATATCCGTGGAAATTATCCAAGGACGGTAAAAATCTGGACAGAGGATAAAAATGGAACCAAGTTAAACGAAAGCTATAGAAACTTCGAACTCTTAGACACGGGAAACATTTCAAATGCAACCTATAGAGAAGACGCTATAAAATTTCAAAATAACCAAGTAATAAGCGATGTCGCACACTCGGGAGGTATTATTTTAACTTTTGCTTTCGAGCCTGATCAAACAGTGGTAACTAAAAGAGAAATAAATTTATTTACAGGTGATTCGGCTGAATCGGTTAATACTGATTATACTTCATGGGCAGGAACTGTGCCTCTTAATCAAACTGAAGTAGGACAAACTGTTAGGCTTACATCTACAGATGGATACCCCGAAGAGACAGATATATATTTTAAAGCTATAGTGGGTGGCTCCATTGGTTACTCTGAAGAAATATTTCAATTTGGACCATGTAAGATAGCTACCATTACTGGAGCAGAAAATTTGGACATGCATACTGTTGGAAACCAAACGCTTCAGGGTAGCCTTCTAATTAAAGACCCAGCCGATCCAACAGAGTCTACTTACGGTTTAAAAGTAACCGCCCACGACAGCGATCTTAAATTAGCAACCACTGATGGATATTCGATTGAATCGACAACAAGATCCAGAATATCCTCTATTGATAGTGAAGGTCATTCGACAGCGACAGCCCTCTTAGGTGGGTCAGGAAATCTCATAACAGGAAACTATAATGTAATTGCGGGAGGAGCAACAGCAACAATATCAGGGGGAGATTATTGCTTTATTGGGGGAGGCTCTGGTGTTGATATCACAGGAAGTAATTATTCCTCAAGTGTTGGGGGGTATAATAATGATGTTAAAAAAAGCGACTATTCTGTTATAGCGGGGGGGTATAGTAATCAAGTAAATGATAATTGCAATACTTCTATAATTGGAGGCGGTTATACGAACCAAATTAGCGGAACTAGTAATGCTTGTATTATAGCAGGAGGATACGGAAATAAGATTTCAGGAGCTGATGGATCAGCAATTGGTGGAGGATCAAATAATACAATCCAGAATGCTAGTGTAGCCTTCATTGGCGCAGGAGGAACTAATGTTATAGAAAAAGGTTCTACATACTCCCTAATAGCAGGTGGGTTAGCACATAAAGTTTCAGGAACAAATTCTGCCATATTGGGAGGTTCATATGCTGCCGTAAGTGGTGATTATTGTATAGCGGGTGGCCGAAAAGCTCACATTCCTAAAGATGTAGATGGTGCTCTAGTTTTAGCAGACGGTCAAGATCGCAGCCATATATCTAGCGGAGATAACACCGCCCTTCTTGATTATGCTGCGGGAACTTACGTTACTTCTACTGGCTTCTTTAATCATCTTCATGTAAGTGGAGTTCCTGTGGGAACTGGTGGGGGAGGAGGAACCCAGACACTACAAAGTGTCTGTGATAACGGTAGCACAACCACAACATCTGTTACTATCGGTGATGATCTAATCGTAAATACTGATACTTTGTTAGTTGATGTTTCTAATGACAATGTGGGTATTGGAACACAAGCTAACGACAATTTTGATTTACAAATTTATAGTGCAGGTGCTGCTGCTAATGCTAGGGGCGCTAATTTAAGTTTGGTGACCATTAATAATAATGAAACAGGATCAAAAATAAGATTTACTGAAAGCACTTCAAATTTCCAAGGGGCTTACTTGCACTATGATGGAAACTCAAATGGATTTAACATTGGTGTGCATGAAAACGCTAATACTACTTTATCAGACGATATAGATGTTATATCAATTGATAGAGCAAGCGCTAAACTATCAGTGGCAGGAGATCTTTCTGGCTCTGCTAGCTTCTTAGGAACGGGCATTGGAAATAGAATCACAAACAACCATGTCCCTTATTTACTATCGGGAGACGTAACAATCTCTGAATTAGGACTTGGAACTGCCGCGACAAAGGATGTAGGGATTAGTAATAACAACGTTATACAAGCAAACAGCACACTTGTTGATAATGATTTCTTAAGAATAGATGGCACACAAGTAGAGGGAAGATCGGCATCAGAAGTCCTGTCGGATATTGGGGGACAAGCTTCACTTACGTTTGGTATATCAAATACATT